ATCGTCAGCGTGTAGCATCGCAACGTACCCGCCCCGGCCTTTCGTCGGGATCGTGTCGGCGGGCGGGTACACATAAACGCTTGACGCTTGTGGCACACTTGACGCATGGCCCTGTTCGCTAAAAAGACCGCCGCAATCAGCACTACCCCAGTTGCTGAGGTGCAGGCCGCTGTCGGCTACACGTCAAACGCGCAAGGCCCAAACATGATTGGCCAGTATTACACCTACCAGGAAGGTGAAGCCCGCAACCGTGCAATTTCGGTGCCTGCGATCAACCGTGCGCGCGACCTCATGGCATCCGTCATCAGCTGTATGCCGCTCAAGATGTACAACGAAGTTTGGAACGAAATGGAAGAAGAAATGACCAAGGTGTACATTGCGCCACGGTCATGGCTCCGTCGACCTGACCCAACTGTTTCGTTTCAGCACATCATGGCCTGGACATTCGATGACCTCTACTTCTATGGAAGAAGTTTTTGGTACACAACTAGTCGCACCGCAGACGGCTATCCCGCCAGCTTCACGCGGCTACCGACGGGCTCTATCACAACGCCTGACGCTGTCGGCCCGGTTTGGTTTGGCCCGTCAAAACAGATCTATTTCAACGGTGGCGAACTTGATCCTGCCAACGTGGTGCAGTTCCTGAGCCCGACCCAAGGCCTGATCTACTCTGCACCAGGCGCCATTGAGACAGCGCTAAAAATCGAGGCGGCCCGTAACCGCAACGCATCCAGCTCAATTCCAGCAGGCATCCTCAAGCAAACCGACGGCGAGCCATTGTCGGCACAGGAATTGACAGACATTGCCGCACAATTCAATGCAGCTCGAGCCACCAATCAAACTGCGGCGCTCAACCAGTATCTCTCATACGAACCCACCACGATGAGCCCGGACAAAATGTTGCTAATTGAGAGCGCAAACTATTCGGCGCTTGAAGCTGCCCGCCTCGGCAACGTACCGCCATACCTTGTCGGCGTGTCTACCGGGTCGTACTCGTATCAGTCAGCACAACAGGCCCGCGCCGACCTGTACATTTTCGGTGTCAAGTTGTACGCCGAAGCGATCGCCGCAACCCTGTCAATGGACAACGTGCTACCACGCGGCACCTATGTTGAGTTTGATGCCGACGAATACCTTGAAGAGGAATACGGCGCAGACAAAATGGATGAACCATCAGAAGTCAACATTCAAGAAAACACGCAAGAGAGGATCGCAAACCGATGATCAAATTTCACGCCACCGACATCAGCATTATCGCTGGTAAAGGTGCAGGCCGCCGCGAAATTAGCGGCGTCGCCGTACCATACAACGTCAAAGCAACCGTCGCATCCGGGCAGGACGTCATCATCAAGCCAGGCGCACTACCCGTTGAAGGCAAGGCGCCGCGCTTGTTCATGTACCACGACAGCACAATGCCTGTCGGTGTCGTCACCGAACGCGTCGACAGCCCTGAGGGGATGCTGTTCACGGCCAAAATTTCGGCGTCAAGCCAAGGTCAGGACGCCATGATCATGCTGTCCGAAGGCGTCATCGATCAGGTATCCATTGGCGTGACCCCGACCGACTTCAGTTACGACGACGACGGCACCATGATTGTCAAGGCCGCTGACTGGGTAGAGCTGTCGCTCGTCCCGGTCGGAGCATTTGGTGACGCAGCCGCCATCACCGAAGTAGCCGCAAGTATCCACCAACCCGAAGAAGAAATCGGCAATACTGAACAAGAGACCCCACAAGAGGAGACACCAGCAATGGAAAACGCACCAGTCGTCGAGGCCGCCGCAGTTGAGGCCGCGATCCCAACCGCACCAATCCCGGCACAGCCGAAGCGCAAGTTTGACCTGCCGACCGCAGGCGAATACCTTGCCGCAATGCACATCGGTGGCGAAACGTTCCGCAACGTCGCAGCCGCCGCTCGCGACTTCGCACTTTCGCGCCAGTCGGCACTTCAGGCAGCCGCAGGTGATACCCTGACCACCGACACGCCTGGTTTGCTGCCAGTCCCAGTTCTCGGCCCTGTGTTTCAGGATCTGAACTACATCCGCCCAGTCGTCGCAGCAATCGGCGCTCGCGCCATGCCCGATGGTGGCAACCAAAAGACGTTCATCCGCCCAACGTGGACGACCCACCCGTCGGTCGCAACCCAGTCAACCGAATTGACGGGCGCATCGGCCACCACCCCGGTCATCGCATCCAACGTCATCAGCAAGACCACCCTCGCAGGTCAGGTCACGCTGTCGGTGCAGGACGTCGACTTCACCAGCCCAGCCGCAATGGAAATCATCCTGCGCGACCTCGCAGGCCAGTACCTGCTCGCATCCGACAACATCGCCGCAGACGCGATCACCTCGGGCGCATCAGCATCGGGATCAACCTGGACGTACAACACCACCGACCCGTCAACGCTCAGCGCCGCGATCTACGACGCAGCCGTTGACATTCTCACCGCCAGCAACTTCTTGCCTGACCACATCTTCGTGGCCCCTGGCGTGTGGAAGCTTCTCGGTCAGCAGCTCGACGCAGACAAGCGCCCGGTGTTCCCATACGCAGGCGCCGCAGGTCTCATGGGCGTCAACGCAATGGGCAGCGCAAACGTCACGCAGCTCAACACGTTCAACCCATTCGGCCTCAACCTCGTCGCAGACCGCAACTTCGCGGCCAACACGATGGTCGTCGCCAAGGGATCCGCAATCGAGTTTTACGAGCAGGTACGCGGCCTCATGTCGGTCGAGGTGCCAAGCACCCTCGGACGCACGTTCTCGTACTACGGGTACGTCGCAACGTTCATCGCCGACAGCGACCTCGTCAAGTCCATCACCGTCAGCCCGTGATCTGAAAGGTAGGCCCACAAAATGGCCACCTACACGGTCACACACAAATATTTACTGGACGATTACGCCGTCCTACAGCTCCTCACACCCTCAGAGGTAGTTGTAGGCGGCGCGATCACCGTCACAGGCGTCGACAGTACTTTCAATGGCTCGTACACGTGCTATGCCCTGCCACAGTATTTGTACCTTGGCGTAGACAGCCAGGGCGACCTGATGTACGACTATCAGGTACCGATCCAAAACCAGGTGCTGTACGCCAAAACTGCTAGCAACGTCGAGCGCGTCGCATCCACCGGGTCGCTCGCATACACGCCCGTTTGTACTTGGATCACCGCAACCAACATTGAGGATTGGCTGGGTATCGGCACCGCAACCGCAGGCGACGCAGCGTTTTTGACGCAATGCGCCGCAGCCGCCAACCAGTTCTGTTACCGACGCCGCCAAGAAGCCGGATACATTGACAGCGTTAGCACCAGCCCATCAAGCGACGTCACCCTAGGCACGATCATGTACGGCGGTGCCCTGTACCGTCAGCGCGGCTCCATTGACCAGTTCAGCAGCTTCCAAACAATGGGAACAGCCCCGGTCATCGGTCTATCAGGCATGGTAAAGCAGCTGCTTGGGATTGACCGCCCACAGGTGGCCTAATGCCCGTACCTGTCTACACCGACCTGTTCAACGAGGCCATTGACGACCTTACGACCAAACTGCAAAGCATCAGCGGTCTGCAAGTCGTCAACGACCCGCGCAACATTGTGCCCCCATGCGTCCTGATAAATATGCCTTCGTTTGACGCCTTCAATTACAACATTGCCAAATTGGAATTTGTGCTACAGGTCATCACGCTTGGCCCCGGCAACCTTGACGCAGGCCGATCCCTGCTCAATATGTGCGCCCAACTCATGGCCGCCAACGTTGCTGTCACCAGCGGTCGACCCACAAATGTGGACATTGGCTCAACCGTCCTACCGGCTTACGAAATCGTCGTAGCCATGCAGGCCCAGACAAGCTAGGGGCGATCATGTACGTCATCGTCAGCCCGCGCCTCGGTACACCAGGCGACAAATTTGAGCCAGTAGAAGGCACCAACATTGACGCCCTATTGTCGGCGGGCCTCATATCCACCGACAAACCAAAAAAGTCGTCTAAAGTCAAAGCAGAACCAGTCGAGGAGTAACCCAACATGGCAACCAGCGTCTACCTGTCCAACCCGGCAATCGAAATCAACAACGTCGATCTGTCCGACCAATGCACCGCCGCAACCGTCACCTACACCATTGAAGCGTTGGAAAACACCGCGTTTGGCTCTACGGCCCGCACCTACACGTCAGGCCTTGCCAACAACAGCATTACCGTCACGCTGTACCAGTCGTACGCATCCAACGAAACCGAAGCGTCGATCTACGCGCTGGTCGGCACCACGACCACGTTGGAACTGTCGCCCACGGCCGCAGGTTTGACCACCCCAACGGCTGCATCGCCGAAGTACACGCTGACCGGCGCATACCTGGAAAGCCACACCCCGATCAACGCATCGCTCGGCGAACTTTCCACGATCGACCTCACCTTCACGGGTGGCACACTCACAAAGGCCACCAGCTAGTCATGTTCTCGCCAGCCCAACCGGGCGGCGCTGAAAACAACCAAAGCAAGCCCGCGCTGGCGGAGCCTTGCCCGACGAAAGGTAACTAATGCGCGTCAAACTCAAAGTCGACCTCAAAGACGGACGCGAACCCCGCACAATGGTCACAAACATGCTTGCCATTGTTGAATGGGAAAAAACCGAAAACCGCCGATCCGCAGACGGCAAAGGCATCGGGTTTGTCGACATGTGCTGTTGGGCATACATCCTGTGCAAACTTGCTGGCGACAAAGTACCTGGCACGTGGCGTGAATGGGTTGCCGAGCACCCGGACATGGAAATCACGCCGATTGAGGAAACCACCGACGAAACCCCTACCATCGCGGCACCTGGCGACGCTCCCTCGCTGAGGTCTTAGTTATGACGGGCTACTGGCCGCCGCAAGTGGAGTTTGATACCCGCGATCTGACGACCGTGTTTTTCGTGCTTGAACACCAAGCACAGCAAAGCAAGCGGGGCCGCTAATGGCTGGTCGGCAAATTGGTGGTGGGCCTGGTTTAGATGCGGGCGGCATTGACCCATTTGCCACAAACACGTTGACCGTATTAGGCATCAAAGAAACATTGAAAGAACTCAACAAAGTCGACAAATCTTTACGGCGCGAAATTACCAAACGGTACAAATCAATTGTGCAGGGCGTGATTGAGGACGCTAAAAGCATGATCCCGCTGAATTACCCGTTGCGAAACTGGAAGTACGAATGGAAACCAGGTCGCACCGCATTGTTGCCGTGGGGTGAATACGGCGACCCTAACAACTCGATCCGCGCCAAAATCAACACCAAAAAAACTAAGGAATACGCAGGCGAAGTCGTCAACGTAGGCACGTTCGTGATCCGTTGGGATGACCCGGCGGCCGCCTTATTTGACTTTGCTGAAAACGGTGTGATGGGTCGCAACCTGACCAACAAATTTGGTAGTACCAGCCGCGTCATGTGGAAGGCCTGGGGAGCTAATCAGCAGGACGTACTGCAACGTATGCAGGAACTTGTCAACGACGTACAAAAAGGCGTACAACAGGGAATTGACCGCATTGACGCCACAAAAGTGGGAAAATAAATCATGGCCGTAGTCATACCCATTGTTTCTGAATTTGACGGCAAAGGCATCAACAAAGCCGTCGCCGAATTTCAGAACCTTGAAGGCGCGGGCGCCAAATCAGCATTTGCTCTCAAAAAGGCAATGTTGCCTGCCGCCGCAGCTGCCGGGGCGTTGGCAGCCGGGCTTGGCATGGCCACCAAAGCCGCCGCCGAAGATCAGGCCGCACAAAAAGCCCTTGAAGTGCAGCTCGTCAATTCAACTGGCGCAACACAAGACCAAATCAAAGAAGTCGAAAAAGCAATCAGCGTCATGTCAAAGCAGGGCGCAGTCGCTGATGACGTATTGCGCCCGGCGTTTGCCGCGCTAGTTCGAGGCACCAAAGACATTACTGAGGCGCAAAAGCAAATGTCGCTGGTGCTTGACATCAGCCGTGCAACTGGGCAAGACGCCACCACCGTTGCTGACGCGCTGGCCAAAGCTTATGAAGGCAACTACAAAGCGCTGCGGTCACTCACACCAGAAATGGCAAACCTGATCAAAGAGGGCGCCGACCTCGACACGATCATCAACGTGCTTGGCGGCACATTCGGCGGCGCAAACCAAGCGTTTACCGAAACCGCTGAAGGCGGCATGGCCAAACTCAACATTGCCTGGGCAGATT